AAGATTGCCTGTACAGCATGTCATTACACTTGATACGCAGTCTAATAAAATGAATAATGGTAATATATTTTATACACCTGCACCCACACTGGACATGACTAAAACACTAGACATATTACCAGAGGATCAAGAAATGTTTGGTAATCTTATGTCTTGGGTTGAGAATTATAATACATACATACTCAACTCTTGGTCAGAGAACATTGGTAAGCATGAGACTGTTGACAAGGAAATGGTTGAAGACTTCATTGACATTGATACAGATGAGATACCACATTGAAACATAAAGCTGAACTAGCTATCCATCAGTACATGTCTGATGCTGCAAACGGAAAGTCCTCTATCTCTGAGGACACCGTTAAGCAGATAGGACAGGATATAATGGACGCAATGCAACGTCAGTTTGGTGGTGGTAATAAGAGAGATGAGTTTAAGCTACGTATGTCCAACATAGGTAGACCAACATGCCAACTCTGGTTTGACAAGAATCAGCCAGAGAAGGCACTCCCTAAACCCACAACCTTTGTAATGAACATGATGCTAGGAGATATAGTGGAAGCTGTATTTAAAGGTATCCTAAAGGAAGCAGGTGTAAAATATGAAGATTCTGAACAGGTATCTCTGGACTTGGGAGAGGATAATATTAATGGAACATATGATCTTGTTATTGACGGTGCTGTTGATGATGTTAAGTCGGCATCCGATTGGTCATACCGTAATAAGTTTTCTAGCTGTGAAGACCTAGCAAGTGGAGATTCATTTGGTTATATAGCACAGTTAGTTGGCTATGCCAAAGCTGCCAAGAAAAAACTTGGTGGTTGGTGGGTAGTTAATAAGGCAACAGGTGATTTTAAGTATGTACCTGCATCTTCTGTAAATGAACAGGACGAACTAGACAAGATTAAAAATACTGTAGACACCGTAAAGAGTAATGTATTTAAAAGATGTTTTGAGCCTGTTGAAGAATACTTTAGAGGTAAACCAACTGGTAATACGGTATTAAACAGTGGCTGTAGGTTTTGTTCGTACAGACATGCTTGTTGGGATTTAACTGAACGACCTGCCGTAAAGTCACAGGCTAAATCACCTAAGATGGTGTCCTATATAACTATGTCGGAAGAGTACGCATAGTGGACGCTAAACAATTTATTGCAGCACGAAAGTATGGATACCGTAGTGGACTAGAGTTAAAGACTGCCCAATACCTAGATAACTTGTTAATAAAGTATAAGTATGAAAAGTTAAAGATAGAATGGGAAGATTTAACGTACAGAACATATACACCAGATTTCGTGCTGTATAACGGAATTATAATTGAAACAAAGGGTATGTTTACAGCAGCAGATAGGAAGAAACATCTTGCTATTAAAAAGCAACACCCTCATTTAGATATACGTTTTGTTTTTGAGAACAGTAACCGTAAGTTACGCAAGGGAGCAAAGACTAGATACTACCAGTGGTGCAATAAGTACGACTTTGATTACTACGATAGAATTATACCTGAAGAATGGTTAAAAGAAAAAGGCAAAGACAAGTATCCCAAGTTTATAAAGTTTTCTGGTACTAAAATAAAAAGGAAATACAAATGACAGATGAAAAAGTAATGATAGATTTTGAAGATGAAGACTTTATAATAACCGTGTCACCTTCTTTAGATGAAAACTTTAGATGGACAGGAGAGATAAGGGTAGGTATAACTATGGCTGACCAAGATTTCTTGCATGAAGATGACTACAATAGCCTGTTACAATTTTGTAATTTAATTTGTACAACTGTTCCCTTGATGGAACAAGACGTAGAATTTAGAAATAAGGTACATAGATACTTTATAAAAGAAACACAAGAAATAAATAAAAGAGTATTGACAAAAGAAGGAAATGTGATAAAGTTAAATTTTAATAGTAATACAGATGGGAGTGCATAGTATGAAAATATTTGATGATAAAACAGGAATAGATAAACTGACTATAAATGGAATGACAATGCATAGCACTGAAGACACATTTGATTTACCGAAAGATGATATGGTAAATCACCCACCACACTACAATCAGTACGGTGTGGAATGTATAGATGCTTTACGTGCAGCTACAGGAGAGGGCTTTGAGTACTACCTACAGGGTAACGTAATGAAGTATCTATGGAGATACAGATACAAGAATGGTATAGAGGACTTAAAGAAAGCCAACTGGTATCTTGAGTTATTAATTGCAGAGAAACAAGACGATGAGAGTTAAAGTATTTTTAGTTCTTGACATTGACGAGGAAGAGTATCCTGTACCTGCTGATGGAATGGTCAATGAAGAAATAGAACAAAGTTTAGAGCAACACATCTACGACATAGATGGTATTAAGATACATTCAATTAAAACTATTACGGAGTAACAAACATGAACAATATGCTACCAACAGACTATCAAAACTTTATAGCTACGTCACGTTACGCACGATGGCTAGACGATGAAGGACGTAGAGAAACATGGGGTGAGACTGTATCACGCTACGTGGACTACATGCATGACAAGGTTAAGTTTTCTAAACAGGACAAAACAGATATAGAACAGGCTATACTAGGGTTAGAAGTTATGCCATCTATGAGAGCACTAATGACTGCAGGAGAGGCACTAACAAGAGACAACACAGCAGGATACAACTGTAGCTATCTACCTGTTGATGATCCTAAATCTTTTGATGAAGCTATGTACATCTTGCTGTGTGGTACAGGGGTAGGATTCTCTGTAGAACGAGAATACATAAACAAACTACCAGAGATACCAGAAAAGTTGTTTAAAAGCGACACTACAATAGTTATTAAAGACAGTAAAGAAGGGTGGGCTAAAGGATTACGTCAACTGATTGCCTTACTGTACGCAGGAGAGATACCCACGTACAATGTCAGTAAAGTTAGACCTGCAGGAGCTAGGCTTAAAACCTTTGGTGGTAGAGCAAGTGGACCTGCACCTCTTGTTGACCTGTTTAACTTTACAATTAATCTGTTTACTAACAATGCAGGTAAGAAGCTAACAAGTTATGACTGTCACTCTCTTATGTGTAAGATAGGTGAGGTAGTAGTGGTTGGTGGTGTACGTAGATCAGCTATGATTTCACTGTCTAATTTATCTGACATACGTATGAGACAGGCTAAGTCAGGACAATGGTGGGATACTGCACCACACATGGCACTGTCTAACAACTCTGTTAGTTATACAGACAAGCCAAATGCTGAAACATTTATGCGTGAGTGGACTTCACTGATTGAATCTAAGTCTGGTGAGCGTGGTATCTTTAATAGGGTAGCTGCTAAGAAGCAAGCAGAGAAGAATGGTAGAAGAGACTCTAACTATGAGTTTGGCTGTAACCCCTGTTCGGAAATAATATTACGACCATACCAATTTTGTAATCTTACTGAGGTAGTTATACGTGCTACAGATACTAACAAAGAACTGTCTCGTAAGATTAGATTAGCCACTATCTTAGGTACAGCACAAGCTACACTTACTAAATTTCCTTACCTTAGAAAAGTGTGGACAGATAACACAGAAGAAGAAAGACTCTTGGGTGTATCTCTTACAGGTATCATGGATAATGTTTTAACCAATGGCAAAGACGAATATCTTTGCGATAGATTACGAATGTTAAGACAGGTAGCCGTGGACACAAACAAAGAGTACGCTAAGAAGTGGAACATACCACAGTCAACAGCTATTACCTGCGTTAAACCTAGTGGCACAGTGTCACAATTATGTGACAGTGCAAGTGGCATACATGCTAGGCATAGTAACTATTACATTAGAACTGTACGTGGGGATAACAAAGACCCACTCACTAACTTTATGATTGATATGGGTGTACCAAATGAACCTGACGTTATGAAGCCTGATGCCACTACGGTATTTAGTTTTCCTATGAAGTCACCTGACAACTCTACTACACGTAACGACATGTCAGCAGTAGATCAATTAACTATGTGGCTTATGTATCAACAGGAATGGTGTGAGCATAAACCTAGCTGTACCGTTACAGTACGTGACCATGAATGGATGGACGTAGGTGCATTTGTCTACAGATATTTTAATGAAATGTCAGGTGTGTCATTTTTACCACACTCAGATCATGTCTATCAACAAGCACCCTATCAAGACTGTACAAAGGAAGAATACAATGCTATGTTAAAAAGTAGTCCTGAGAATATAGATTGGAATAGGTTAATGGACTACGAAAAAGAAGACACCACAGCAGGTAGTCAAACCTTTGCTTGTAGCGGTGATGTGTGTGAAATTGTAGATATAGGAGCGTGACATGAAAAACAATAGAGCTAGACATAACTTAGGTAAGTATGATGCACCTTTAATTATACAGTACAAAAGAGGTGTAGATGACTTTCATCGTGGTAGGGTAGCCAATCCCTTTCACAAGGACACGATGCAATATCGTGAATGGGAGAGAGGTTTTAACAAAGCCTATTTTGAGAAGATGAGAAAGGTAATGAAGTATGAGCAGAACAGGTCTATTGCCAGAGCATGAGAAAGCACTACAAGATGAAGTTAACGGTTGGTTAGAAAGGAAATATTCAATGGATTTTAATTCGTATCAAAGGATAGCAAAGACAACAGCAATCTATCCTGCAACACATAAGATACTTTACCCTGCACTAGGACTTGCAGGGGAAGCAGGTGAGGTAGCTAATAAGGTTAAAAAGTTGGTGAGAGATGGCACAAGTTCCTTACCAAAGGAATGGAAGGAACAGATAGGTAGCGAGATAGGCGATGTGCTATGGTACTGTGCCGTACTAGCAGATGACTTGGGCATATCTCTTGGTAAGATTGCATCAGAGAACGAGACAAAGTTGCAAGGTAGAAAAAAACGAGGTATGATAAGTGGTAGTGGCGATAGTAGATAGTTAGTTTTTAGTGCTAAGAAATTTACGTATCCAACTTAGGGCTTCTGGATCGGCATCATCTAAATCTCTATCTAAGTTACCATCGTATTTAGATTTGTAACCTATTCTTAGTCTGTCTTGTTCAGTACCTCTTAATGATCTAAACCTACCTAAAGATATTCTTCTTAATTCGTCATCGTCTTTAGCACGTAAAGGATCAAGTATTTTATTTCTTGCTTCTGTTTTAGCTTCATTTATTATTTCTTTTAACTCAATTCTTTTTAGTTCATCGTTGCCAAGATTTTTATAAAAAGGAGTCTGTAGAAAACTATGGACTCTTTTTTCTATGTCTCTTCCCATCAATCCTTTGACTTCATTTGTCATTGGTTTATCACTTTTTATAGGTCGAGGAGAAAGTTCTACATAGTCTATTTTTAATCTGCTAAATTCGTTTTCTACTATGGTTCTTTCCTCTACAGGTGACAAACCTATTAATTGTTTTATAAAAGGATTGGGTCTTCTAACTCCACCACTTCTTGTAGTGGACTCTAATTTACGTTGTGTTTCATCTATTTCTGCAAATATGTTTGGTGGTAGTGACCTACCTGCTTGTTTAAAAAAGTATTCTGTCATGTCTACATCTGTATTGTCATCAAGCACTCTGTAGCTAGGATCAAGTACAGACACAATATCTTTTAGTGTTCCTGCACCCACAGTGGCAGTATTAACTAAGTTACCTGCAAATTTTATTCCTATTTCTTTTAATTCTGCATCGGAAGCACCTGCACGAACACCATCATCCATAACTTTAATTAAACCGTCTACTATTGCTAGTCCTGTACCTGCTCTATATTGACCACCAACAATAGCCTCTATCATTTCTCTAGTATTAGTTGAGGCATTACCATTCACTTTGTCATTACTGTGCCAGTTAAACCAGTTTTGTCGGTATGCTAAGTCTGCAAAAAAAGCATAGGCAGAAAAAGGTCCAATAGAAGCTCTAGCGTCAAAGAAATTATTAGAGGTTGGGTCATAGTATTCATAAGCACCTGAATTTTCATCACCAAAGTTTGCACGTAGTGCCATAAAAGTACCAAGTATACCAAGTCCTGATAATTGTTTTGATATGGTATCTGCAGATATTTCAATATCTATTGCTGAAGTACCAAACATTCCTTTTTTACCTGCTAGATAACCGCTTTCATTTAGTATACCACCTACATTTACCATGCCTAAAATAGGAGCATGTTCATATGCAAACCTAAATTGATTTACTAAATATCTAGGAAAGGGTATTACCGTAGCTCCTATTGGATTTTGACCAACTTTAATTATTCCCTTTGCTATACTATTAAAACCACCTAAACGACTATTAAAGTCTCCTGTTTGGTAGGTAAAATCAAATGCTTTGCTCATAGCGTCCGATATAGATTTATCATCTATTAGATTAAATCGTCCTGTCTTTAGAAGCTGATCTAAATTGTTTATTGTTTTTGTTCCTGTTTCAGATGTTATTTGTATAGGATTAGCACGTATAGATTTGTTTAGTTCTCTTGAGAATACGGCTCTTTTAAACATATTATCGCTCATAGTGTTTAGTGTGTTAAACCATCTTGTAACCCCTAACAAGCCACCCTCTGTTCCTGTCGTGTCACCAACCTCTGCAAGTTCACGTAGCAACTTAGACACCTGATCTGTTTTTCCAAATGTCTTATCTCGTAATATTTTAAATAGTGCATCTGAAGTAGTTTCTCTACGTATAAATTTTTCAGTAAGCCTATTACTTCCTAAAATAGCTTCAGTTAAACCAAAAGATAAATCCTTTAAAAAAATAGCCTCCATTCCTGTTTTTAATTGTGCTACACCTAGTCGAACAGCCGTGTCGGCTTCTTTTTCTGCAAGTTCTTTGGTTTTTTTTGCACCTAACCCATCATAATCTTTTGGTTTTACAAACTTTAATATTTTACCTTTACTGTAATTTATAGCACCTGAACCTAAATTGTCCATAGCATACACATAGTTACGCATATATCCATTTGTTGTGTTTCTAATTGTAGTAGCTGTCTGTATAGTCATCATACCTACACGTGCTTTACTTGCATGAGATATGCCATTTCCTAATTTTGCAAACCAACCTTGCCCATACTGTTCTTCTATCTTTTTACGAGCAGGATTTGTTATAAGACCTATGTCTCTTGTTGCGTCATCTAAAGCATTTAAACGTGTTACAAGCTCACCTCTAACGGTTTTTAATTTACTTTTCTTGGCTGCTGCACCTACTGTACCTAATACAGAAGCTGCATCGGATATAGTAGCAGCATACAGTGGACCTAAATCTTCCATAGTTAAAGCGTGATCTTGTAGTATTTTAGTTATGTCGTCTGAATTAATATGCCCATCTATTAAACCTCTGGTTAGCCTAGAAGAAAATCTTTCTATCTTTGGTTTTCCTGTTTTATCTAACGGTAAGTTTTTTAAGTCTGGAATTAACTCATCTATTTTTGTTGCAGCGGAAGCTATATTACGTATCTGTTTTTGTTCAAATGTTAAATTTAATTCTTCCTTTAATTTTTTACCTTTAGATAATGGTTCAGGTATTGTTTCTATTAAGTCTGCTTTTTTAATTTTAACTTTTGATCTTTTTAATTTTTCTGCTTCTATACGTAGTGCGTCTTTTTCTAATATGTCTCTAAACTCTTCAGCGACTTTAGATGATTTATTGTTAGGATCAAATGTTTCAGAGGTAACAGTCTTAAATGATTTTTCTGCAGCTTGTTTTACTTTTCTTTGGTTTATTCTAAGTATTCTTTCACTTGCAAATGATTTCATAGTGCGGTTTACACCACTAGCAAGACCTAAACTACCACTTGCTACAGTTGATATAGCACCAGATATTGCTACATTTGTCATGTCTATTTCATCTTTTAAGCCTGTTTCTACTCTTGTTTGTTCCTGTGCAGCTACTGTACCCATAGCTATAGGAGCATCAATAGCAACTGCTGCTAATGCAGGTTTGTAACCGCCCTTCATTATAGCTTGCTTAATAGTAAGTTTTAATGCCTGATTACCTGCAAGTGCTGCAGCTTTACCTGCACCAAAAGAACCTAAACCTATATAGGTAGAGGGTGCAGTAAACACCCCACCTGCAAAGTCTCCTAGTGCCTTTAAACCAAAGTCACTGTCCATTTTATCGTATGTATCCATAAGTCTACCCATACGTGCTCTGCCCTCATCATCTGTTTCTTGAGCGTGTAAAAGGTCTCTTGTAGCTGTAACTTCATTTACATTTTGTACACGAAAATGTTCCATAAATGCGTCATATATTTTTTCATTTGTGGATAATTCGTCAGAAGAATAACCTTCTCTGTCCATTAAAAATAGAGTAGCATCATTTAAAAAGTCTTTTTCTTCTAATAAATTTTTTCTATTTAAATATTTTTGATCGTATGTATTATATACAGCGGTCATATATTGTCTTTCTATTAGCTTGTAGGAATAACATTACCTAATGCAATCCAAGGGTCTTTTATAGCAGATTCTTGTTGATTCATTTGTTGTATTATTGCACGTCTTTCAGATGGGGTTTGTGCATTTTGATAGTCTCTCATTAGTGTATCCATTAAAGATGTACTAGTTCCGTCTGGAACAGTTGTTACATTAGAATTATTAATTTTATTAGGATTAAACGGTGAGTCAGGAAATAATTTTGCATCTAATAAATCTGGAGGTATCATTGTACCGTCGCTATTAAAGCCTGTTGCTAATACAATAGAACCTCCTACCTGTGTTTTAAAAGGACTATCTGTTTCAGAAGGTTGAAAAACATCTAACCTAGGTTTTTGATTTTCTGTAATATAATCTACCATATAACTTTTTACATCTGCATAAGACATACCTGAATCTATTGCAGCAGAAGCCAAATCCGTTAAATAAGTTGCTACTATATTTAATTCTGTTGTTTGTTTTTGTTCTAATCCTTTTACTACAAAAGATAAACCGTCTGCAGTCCAATCTCCTGCTTTGTCAGGTGAGTGTTGTCCTACTAATAAAGACAACATAATATTATTAAATTTTTCATAGTCTTTTCCATCTTTACTCCAATTACTACTATTAGGATCATAATCTAATGCTTGTTGAGCAAGAACCGATAAACTTTTTGCTTTATATGCTGTTTTTAATAGTTTATCTTTTTCAGGACCGTCTTCCATAGCTTGAGCTTCCGTATAAGCTGTAATTCCTATATTTTTATAGTAATTAGGTTGTTCTGCTAAATTTGTTGGCTGATTTAATTCAAGTCTATTAATAGATAAATTTTTAATTTCTCCAACACTAGGTAATGTTGTAGGTTTTATTTCTAATATACTTGGAGCTTGTGTTACAAAATTTGTTAACTGCTCTAATGTAGCAGTGGTACGTCCTTCTTGTTGAGACAATTCTACAATTTTACTAGGTAAATAAGATATAGGACTACGTATTCCTGAAGTACTTTCAGAAGCAGATTTTAATTTAGCTATGGTTTCCTGTGCTCCTTGAAATCCTTGTTTTTGTATTAAGAAATTTACAGATGCTACCTTTCCATCTAAATCTGCTATCATGTTAGATACAATCTGTTTATTTGCTTTGTATTCAGTATCGTATTTATTTTGTGCATCTAATCTATTATTAAAATTAGCAGTCCAACCGTACATCATTTTTTGATCTTCTATTCTTTGAAGTCTATCTGCTTCCTTTTCAGCTTTAAGTTTTTCTCTTTCATCTTCATCTCTTCGTATACGCAAATCTTCTTCTATGTAACCTGAAAATATATCTCCTAATGACATTTTACATTACTCCTTGATTCATGGCAGGTCTTGACATTAAACCTCTAGGAGCAGGTTCTTCTACAGGTTCAATATTTTCTTGCACAGGCATGTTATTAAACGATGAATTTAATTCACTCTCATCAACATCTTCCATAAATTCTCTTATAATTTTATCTGCCATTATTTTTTTAGATTCATTAGACACAATAGAACTCTCTTCTAAACCTGTGCTATAAGAAACACCTGCTTCGTCACCTAGATATAAAATCATTTCATAAACAACAGCAGCAGTAAGAACACCTACATCTAAACTATGAACCCCTTCCATAACACTTGCATTGACTAAAGTATTAGATATTTCCTTAACTGTTAAACCTGAATCTAATAAAGACAACAGTTCAGAAGACACTATTGGATCAGACAACTGCCTTGAATAGTGTTGTACTGTTTCATTAACACTAGAAAATCTAGGCGGTCTTTGCCAAGGAAAAGAACCCAATTCTGCTGTAAGTGATTCCCCTGGAACAGAGGCATTTAATGTTTCTTCAAGAACTTGTCTATTCATCTTTTAAACCCTCACGCATTTTTCTAAACTTGTCTATGTAATAAGCTGCTACTAACGCAGGTTCTTTAGTTAACGTACTATCTACAGATATTCCCCTACTTGATCTATTTAATAAGCCAGTAGATTTAACTTCTTTTTGTTTAGAGTTTAATTTATCTACCATTGGCAATAGTTTTTCCATTTTGGTTACACTTAATCTTGTTATATCTTTCACGTTATTTTTCCTTTATGTAAATGGGAATATGTGTCTTAACCATGCACCTATTCCTTTTCGTCTTTCTGTTCTAGCTGCCATAGCTGCTTCATCTAACGCACCTTCGTTTTCTAGTTCTTGCAACGCTATTTGCATTAATCTATTTTGTGAGTTTTCTCCAGATTCCCAAGCTCTTTTCATATTGTCTGCTCGTTCTTGCCACATATTAGCATAAGCCTGTTGAGATACATTTAATGCATTTTGTGCATTTATTTCATTTGCCCTGTTGGTAGCTGCGGTGTCAGCCGTAGCAATCTGTCTACGCCACTGTGCATTAGACTGTGCTATTACAAGTTGATTCTGTGCATTAAATTGGTCACGTTGATTCTGTATCTGTGTATTAAACTGTGATATAGAGGTTGCCTGTCCTGCATTAAATTGTTCCATAGCATTTGTTTGTGATGTATTGAACTGTTGCACTTGCGTTTGTAAGTTTTTAAAAAACTGTTCCATTTGATTTTCACTGGAAGCATTAAACTGTTTTGCTGCATTACCTGCTGCTTGGTCAGAAAACAATGCACCTATACGTTGCTGTGCCTTAAACATCTCAACCTGTTGTCTATTGCTCATGTTAGCCATATCAACCTGCAAGAAGTTTTGTGCGTTCATTACCTCTGCTTGTTGTCTGTTGTTGAGGTTAGCCATGTCTAGGTTAGCTAAAGCACTAGCTTCTGCCAATACAAGGCTTTGTCTGTTAGACAAGTTTTGTAAATTCATTGTATTTACAGTACGACTATTTTCTAATGTAATCTGTTGGTCTGCACTAAACTGCATGTTTGCTGCATTTTCAACTTTAGCTGCATTAATAACTTTAGTTTGAAATTTTTGGTCAAAGTCAATCTTCATAAACTCTGCACGATATTTAGCTTTTTCTAAAGCCATCTGCTGTTTATTACCTGCCTCTATTTGTGCTATAGGTAGAGCAGATGCCATTGCTGCCTGTATGATAGCCTGTGAAGCAATAGATGAACCACCTAAACCTCTTGCTGCCATGTTCTCTCTTGCTACTCGCATTGCACCTTTAGCCCAAACAGGTACATTACCACCCTCAAAGTCAGCCATAAGAGAACCTAATTCGTCCACTACAGATGCTGCCTTTACTTCTCCTGTACCAAAAGTCTCACCTACTCTGTCCATGTCAACAGTAGAACCTGAGAAGTCTTTACCCCCCACAAGCTCATCGTCACCCACAACACGTTTAGGTGCAGTGTCAGGGTCAATAGTAGTAGCTTCACCTTGTGCTGCATCCAAACCTGACACACTTGACTCTGTTTGCTGTTGTGCCTCTACCTGTAAACGTGGATCGTCAGGATCAAGTTGTTCCGTTGTAAGTTGACCCAATGCAGCATCTGTACCTTCCTTGACACGTTCTGCCTCTATAGTAGCTGCGTCTGTTTGTGTAGGTGCTGTTACTGGTGCTGCTTGTGTTGCAGTTGTTGCAGTTGCTGTGGGAGATGCACCGACTTCACCTGTACCTGCTGTAATAGTAGTAGTAGGGTCTGCTGCTGCTGCATCCGCTAAACTTGTAGTATTTACAACTGCTGCATCTGGCACTGTTCCAAACTGAGCCATGTTTGCCATATCGCTACCTAAGTCACTGCCTAAATTAGAAGCAGGTGGCGGTGGCGGTGGTGGTGTAACAGGGTCTGCAGGTGGTGCAGGGTCTGCAGGTGGAGCAGGTGGTGGTGGTGGTGTAGATGTACCTATAGGTATATTACTAACCATATTTTTAGCTAAAGCAAGTTTAGTTTTACCTGTATCTTGTAGTGTACCATCAGACATACGGACAGACCAAGTTTTACCTGTGTCTACCATTTCACCTGTTGGTTGTGCTCCTGATGATTGTATTTTTGCAACATTACTTGCTATATTAGATGCATTACTTTTACTACGAGTGCCTGTATCAAGCATTGAACCATCTGCTTGTTCTACAGCCCAATGCTTACCAACTTTTACTAAATCACCTTGGGCAGCTTTTAATACCATACCACCTGCATATTTTTTGTATCGTTCCATGAGGTGTTGTTTAGATGGGTCACTTGCAAGGAAAGCAGGAAACTTAGACATGTCTCCATTATATCCCATAGACCGTGCTATTCGTTCTTTTGCCTCTGGTTTAAAATCTACTTGTACTGCCATTATTTATTCCTTGCTCAATACTCTATCTAATTTATCTTCTACTCTGTGTAGTGCATCAACAACTAACTTCATGTCATCTCTCATTTCTTTACGAGTAGCATAGTCTTCTCTTGTTCTATTAAGAAGTATATCTATACGTTTAACTTCATTCATGAGGTTTCTAAATGTCCAGAAAGCAGGTGCTATTATAAGTGTTAGTACCACATTCCAAAATATTATAGGACTAATTTCCATGTTACTGTAACTCCTGTAAATACTTAGCTAAGAATATCATGCCCACTAAACCACCTGCAAATACAACTATACCAAATATAATAGAGAGTATATTAACTATCTGATTACGTCTTTTAATTGATGCATACTTAGACTGTCTATCTCGCTCTGTAGCTTGTGCTCTCATACGTTTAAATGTAGCTACGCCCTTTGACCCTCTGGTTTCCCATATAACTTGCTCTAGTTGCTTCTCCATATCCAGTGCCTTTTCATAGGCAATGTAATCAGAGAGTGGGTCATTTTTGTTACCAGACTTCTGTGCAGCTTTCGTTCCATCTATGAAATCAAAAACTTTGTTGAGGTCTTTGCCCATAGCTGAAAGGTCTTTACCTAACGCTATACCTTTTTTGAGGGCGGTAAATGATACTAAGGCAATACTAATAGGGTCTATGGTCTTGCTCCCTTAGTTAGCTATTTTAACATCATCATCTTCAGATGTAGTCAAAGACGATATGAGTTTACTTGTAGCAAACTGCAGTGCCATCTGTGATGAGTCTAGCTCAAATCTTAATGACTCACACTTATTCTGTAAGCTACGTATCTGACGTATGCAGTATGTCTGCTCTTGATTGAGGTCAGACTCTTTGTACTCTTTACCGTCTATGTTTATTACTTTTGATTCTTGTGTCATACTTGCTCCTTGTTTAATCAGCATCAGCTATAGTTAATTTGCCTTCGTCTACTTGTTTTTTAATTTCATCGTAATGTCTGTTACCTACAGCTATAGGCACAGAAAGGTGCTGACCATCCCACACACAATTTATAGCCATGTTTTCACCTGATATATCACCTTTTATATATTTTGCATTTTCTATTGCCATTATGAAATCTCCGCATCTAACGCTAGATAACTAGCTGTATCATTCGTTGCTGTAACTTGAACAGCTTCACCTGCAACTCCACCACTTGATGTACTAAAAGTCAGTCCAACAATTCTATTGTTTGTACCATTATTAGTTTCAGCATTTATTGCTATAGCTGTTAAAGCATCTGTTGCGTTTGCAGAATAGGCTTGATAACTCGCTGCTGCTTTTGAAACTAACGTAGGTGGAGAGTCTCGCATAGGTGTTGACAAAGGAATAAAAATTTCACCTGCTGTAGATGTATTCCATCCACCAAATCCATAGCGTTTGTATGCAGAACCTGAAGCAGCAGTTTCTTGTGTGTAATACCGTTGGCAATCAATTAAATCTTGTCCATAATTTTTATGCTCAAAAGGTGTGGCAGCATCTGAAACTTCTAATTGACAGCCTGTAATAAACAAAGTTCGTGATGTAGCATCTACAAAGCTAGATATTCCAGGTGCAAAATTAGCATTTGTGTTTGTTTGCCACGACCCTGCTGTATACGTTCCACTAGTATAGTTAGACCCTGCGTGTAAATAAAATTGAAAGTATGCACTTAGGTTATTATCGTCATTAAAAGCACCTGTTGTGTCAGCAGGTATAGCTACTTCAATTCTATTCCAAGAAGTTGTAACACCAAATTGCGTAGTAGATATTCTATTGTTATCTGTATCGTACAATATAAACATATAGGTTGCAGCAGCATTACCCTTTACATAGAAAGACGCTGTTAGTTTTTTAGCTGTGCTTGAACCTTTGTCTGTTCGTTGAAGATTCCGTCCTTCGATAGCTTGTGAAAATAAAACTAATTCGTTAGCAGCAATAGATGTATCAGCAGTGGTACAGCTAAGTTTGATTGAGTTTGCAAAACCTGACGGACCATCTGCTGTAAGAGGTTCCATTGTTACTCGTCCTGCTGTATTTGCTGTGTAAACATAAAACCTATCTGCTCCAAAAGTCACAGCGTTAGAAGAACCTAAACCTGTAAATGATGTACCTCTTTGACTAATGTTTGTCGCACCATTTATTAATATATTTTTATTTGGTGTGGCTGCACCGTTGTCTGCTAGTTGTCGTGCTTTGCTCATTTAAATCTCCTATGATGTTTCTTGGTCTGCATTAATTATCTAAGGGGCTGCATTTTCAAGATGGGCTGTATAAGCTGCCTTAATAGCATCAGTATGAAATTGTGTTGCAACGGCTTTTACGTCATCGCTAGCAGTAGACATATCGCTATTGGGTGAAAACGAATTGCGTAAAAACTTTCTTGAAATTTCTACACCATCTTCTTTAATAATTGTTGCGTAGCGAACTTGAATAATTTTAAAGTCGCCAACAATTTCAATTTTATCTTCAATAATTTCTTTAGTAATTGCCATCTGGTTCTCCTGTTTAACTTGACATGTAAGTAAATGTAAATTTTATGTAAGCATCTGCATCAGCATCAAGTGCATTTTCAGCTGCATTGTCTTTATTTTGCGTAAAATAAAGTGTGGTTGTTCCTGCTGCATCCCAACACACAGGGTTAATTATATCACTATCAACATTCCAGTTATATAATCGAATACTACCTGACACAGACTCTCCTGCCGACTCCGTTCCATTCACAGTCGTAAATGGTAAATTGTTAATAGCAAAATCTGCGTTAGAGTTATCACTGTCCACTTGAATTTGACCACTAATTACAACAAGTCGTCCAATCTTAATGTACGCCATTGTATCCAATGCACTTTTTAAAGTAACACTGTTGTTACAGCTAACAACAAATTCACCTTCTTCGTAATCGTCTAATGTGTTCGCATCTGTGTTACTTGTAGCTCCAAGCACAATACCTTTTCCTGCTGTAGAAAAAAATATGTCACCTGTTTCAACATCAATATCGCCATCGGCATTAATGGATAATCTATCTCCAGTACCACCTTGCGAAAATCGTAAACCATCTGTTGCACCATTAGGACGAACTAAAAAACCATTAGTTTGACCAGAGCGTTTAAGAATTATTCCATCATTACCATGCACTGCAATTAATGAAGAACCATCGACTGCACCCCCTGCACCAATTTTTCCTGTTGTTGTTAAATCAACACCAACCGATAATGCTCCACCATCTGCTCCTGTTAAATTACCACCTACTGCCAAGTCACCTGATATATCGCCACTAAACACAGAAAACACATCATACACTATTACCTCAACTACGTCATTTGCAGACATAGCAGACAGTCCTGCGATTGTATTGGCAGTTGTTGTGTTGTAGTCTGTTCCTGCAACAAGAGCTACACCGTTGAGTGATACATCTACAAACTCTCCATCTGAAAATGTTAACGATTTACTATTGTCATCTGAGCCACTAACGGAAGTCGCACCTGCAGACACAGTGTAGTAGTACCGTGTTCTTACACCCATTTCTGGTGATTTACCTATATATGGCATACGTTATTCTCCTTTATTAAGATGGCTTTGTAGGAAAGTCTACATCAGGAAAGCCTGATTGTGCAGGTAGTTCACGCAATGCCTGACGGTATGTTTTCCATGCATCTGACATTGTTACGTCTGAACCTGCCATCCAATCCGTTTGAAATAGAAGTTTATTTCTTTTTTGCCTCATTCGAGCAGCAGCCGACACAGCATCAGGTGTACGACTATTTAATTCTTCTGTTGTCACGTTTGTAGTTTCAGATGTTCCATCTATATTAAAAGTAGTGTGTGTATGTTCACTCATTTTATATCCTTTCTACGAAGCTTTTAAACCATAAATGCGAACTTTCATGCCGTTTGCAAATTTCTTACTACCACTATCAACTGCAAAATTAAGACCTGTTGGCGTTCCAGTATAGCTATTCGTTAAAGAACCTTGCGTTAAAAAAGCATCACTGTTAGTACTATAATGACCTAAACCAGAAAGCCTTGTCGCTGCATTAACATTCATATTTAACCAGATAGCAAAATTACCACCGCCCTTTCCAGATTCAGGAACATTAAGTCGAACTTTCATAAGAGCATCTGTAAAAGTTGTAAAACCAGAGTGACTTTCATCAGCAAAACCACCTGCATAGGTACTAGAAAGAGTTCCAGAAGAATCAACTGCTTTTATTTCAATTTTTTCATCGCCTGTAGTTAAACCTGCACCATCAGTTATTAAAAAATAATTTTGATAAGTCGAACTTAAACAACTTGCCATAGTAAAATCACCAGTCGTTGTATTACTTATTGTAGCGGTTTGTATAAGAGTTAGCCCACCCCCTGCTGCTTCCCAACCTACTCCACTGCCTGTGCTTGTAAGAACCTGACCGTCTGTTCCTTGAGCACCATTGATCGTTAAATTATCTGTTTCAAGAATACCATCAACATCAACATTACCAGTAATATTTAAATTACCACCAACACTAGCGTCATCTGTGACGGTTAAGTCATCTGTTACTTTAACATCAGAAGAAGTAAAAGTATTAAAGGTTTTTGCTTTAGTTCCTATATAAGGCATATACTATTCTCCTTATGTACTAATTGAATCAACAGCAGAAACAATAACATCTAATGAATCAGTTGCAGTTGATTTAGCTCGTAGCTTGTCACCACTTTGTAATACAATTTTTGCACCACCATCTATAAGCTCTAAACTAGAACCTGCAGGTAAAGGTGCTCCTTTAATTATATAAGCTGTAACATTATTACTATTATCTGTAACTGCTACATCTACATCTATTGATGACGTAGTTGTATTTGCTAATCTAATACCTACAATAGCATCATCTGAATCTGCAGCTGCTCTAATATCTGCTAAAGAAGCATCTATATCTTTTGTTAGTGTTCGTTCAAAATCTTGTGCCATTTATGTTTCTCCAATCTATAAGGCAATCGCCATAGCTGTGGCAAATCCTTTAGTTGCCTTTGCATCTAGCTGTGTTTGTATTGCAGATGTTACACCGTCTACATAATTTAATTCTGCTGCAGTAGCAGTAATAGACGTACCTGCTATCTGAAGTGTAGTAGCATTTACCTCACCACTTGACCCATATATAACAGCTTTACTGTTTACTATTGTACCACCAGATGAACCATCTGTCAAGTTTAATTCTGCACCTGTTGCAGTTACTGCTGTTCCACCATAGTTTAAATTACCTGCAGCTATATTAACTTCACCTGTACCTTTAGGTGATATATCAATGTCTATGTTACTATCACTACTACCTGCTGCTCCGATAACAACTGAACCACCGTTAGCTGAGTTAGTAATTTCTAATGCGTTAGTAGCTGAACTAGCTGTTTGAAATATTAGTATCTCATTACCGTTAGCATCTGCTATAAATCCACCATCTACAATTTTAGGAGCAGTAAGTGTTTTATTTGTTAGTGTCTTAGTTGTACCTGCAAGATATGTATCAAAGGTATCAACACTTGTAAGACGCATCGTGCCGCTGTCATTAGTAGGTATACCATCTCCACCTGCAACTGCTGTTGTACCTACGCTTGTGTCTCCATCAGCTACTACATTTATTTCTGCACCTGTAGCTGTTAGCCCTGATACATTAGCTGAAGAATCTACTAACGCTTTAATAGATTGTTGGGTAGCTAAAGCTGTTGCACTATTACTACTAAAATCATCTTCATCTAAAATATTTGTTACAGTTACACTACCAGTTCCTTTTAACCCATCAAAATCTATTGTTCCTGCAACAGTTAATGCTGCACTACTTGTTCCTGTAGTACCAATACCAACACCATCATTAGCTCCATCAACATGAAGCATATTAGTAACATTATCTGTTGAAACAATAAAATCTACATCTTTTTTCATAATGTTAAATGAATTTGAAGTTCCAGTAAACATATTAATTGCTTGTACAACAGAACCACTTTTTTCTGCCATAAAAGTTAAACCGCCTATTTCTGAACCACCAGAAACATCTACGGCATTTCCTCTTATATAAGCAGTTGTACCTGATAAACCCTCAAAAGCTATTTCACCTAAATTATCACTATTAGACATAGCTGAATCTGTAGGAGTTCTTTTAAAAGTTAATGTTTTAAAATCATTTTGACCAGTTCCTGTATCTAATAATTGAATATTTTGATTAAAAGTATCAATAGAAGATTCCATATATGTTTCAAAGTCGCTAAGAGCAACTTGTTTCATTGTGCCATTATCATTAACAACTACTCTATCTGCATCAACTAAAGTTACACTTGAAGCACTTGTGTCTCCATCTAAAATATTTAACTCTGTTGCAGTAGATGTTACACCGTCAAGAATATTTAATTCTGCTGCTGTAGAAGTTACACCATCTAAGATATTTAGTTCTGCTGTTGTTGCTGTCACACCGTCCAACAAGTTTAATTCAGCAGGTGTAGAGGTTATTGCTGTGTCACTGTCTGCTGCTAATACAGGTAATGTACCACTTTGATTAGGCAGTTTAATTGTTCTATCTGCAGTTGGGTCTGTAATAGTTAATGTAGTTTCGTGGTCATCTGCTGTTGCACCTTCAAAAACTATTGCATTTGCTGCATTCATCGTTACGGTATCTACAACTGTCTGTGTTCCACCTACAGTTAAGTTACCTGTAATTGTAAAGTTTCTTATTCCTGTGTAATCTTTGTTTGAGTCTAGCACTACGGCTTTAGAAGCTATTGCTGTACCAACTGCAGTGCTACCTAAGTCTAAGGCATTGAGTTCGCCTACAACGGCTGTTACTCCATCTAGTGTATTAAGTTCTGCTGTACTAGCTGTTACACCATCCATAATGTTTAGTTCAGTAGCTGTTGCAGTTACACCGTCAAGTATGTTTAACTCTGCTGCAGTAGAGGTAACATTTGTTCCACCTATATCTAATGTAGTTACAGAAAGTTCTCCTGCTACAGTAGCAACTCCATCAGCTAAAGTAATAAGGTCTGTGTCATCTGTGTGACCTATTGTAGTACCATTTACGATTACATTGTCTACTGTAAGTGTAGTTAGTGTACCTACAGATGTAAGATTAGGCATGGCTGTTATTTCATCATCTAAATATGCAGCTAAATCAGTAACGGCTACTTGCACCATAGTACCGTTGTCGTTCATTACAACTCTGTCAGCATCAGCTACTGTAGTAGACGTAGCAGATGTATCACCATCTATAATGTTTAATTCTGCAGCAGTAGCTGTCACACCATCAAGTATATTAAGCTCTGCTGCTGTTGAAGTTATAGTTGTACCATTTAGATTAATAGCATCTGTATGCACAGTGCCATCAAAGTATCCATCTTTAAACTCATAATCGCTTGCACCTAAATCTATATCATTATCTGTTTGAGGGGTAATAGAACCATCTGCAAATATTACCTGTGCTACACCACCTGCAGTAAAAGCAATTTCATCAGAGGCACTAAAAAATAAACCACAGTTAGTATCGCCTGTGTTAGTTATAGAGGGATTAGAAGCACTACCATCTGGTATAGACAATATATTACTAAGAGTTACAGCACCTGTAACACCCAATGTACCTGCAACAGTTGCATTTACATCTACGTCTAATGTATCTATGTGTGCAATACCATCAAGATATAAATCTTTAAATTCTTTAGAAGCTGTACCTAAATCAATATCATTCGTTGTTGTTGGTATTATACCACCGTCTTCAATAGTAAGTTGTTCTGTACCTGCTATATCAAATCTAATTTTATCTTCATCAGCAGATTCCTCTACCTGTATTTT